ATGAACGACCAGCAAATCGAAAAAGAAATCGTTGAGAAAGGCAAAACGGCACCGCGAGTTACGCCAGACCATATCGAAGGAATTATTGCTCAGGAGGCATATTTCACAGCAGAGGATGGTGCCTTTGGCAAAGCCATAAAAGCGAAACATACTGGCGGAGAGGTAAACTACCAGCCGCACGAATCACTTTCTCTGCTGACGTTCTGCGTCCTGGTGCTGCGCAACGGCTTCACCGTCACCGGAGAGAGTGCCTGTGCAAGTCCGGAAAATTTTGATGCAGAAATTGGTCGGAAGATTGCCCGGCAGAATGCTGTAAACAAAATCTGGATGCTCGAAGGTTACTTGCTGAAGCAGAAGCTAAGCGAACAGTAGTTATTACAAAAGCCATTCCTTACTGAGTGGCTTTGATAATGGCTTATACCCTACACGGGATAACTTAACTGATATCCCTTTTAACGGATAAACGGAGCCAACAATGGCAGAGATTATTCCCATGACTGAAGAACAGAAATTCCAGTTAGAGATTTACAAACTGGTCATGAACCAGAACGCAGCCGCAGAAGAAGCATTTCAATTCATTGGCACTGACGAACTGAAGCTTGAGCTATTCAAAATTCACTTCCAGTCAGGTGGCGCTAATTCGGATATCACGATCCGCACATTTGAAGCGGTGCGTAAATCGAAGGAAGCGTTAGACCTGTTCACTACCGGAGCATAAACATGGCAACTCAAGGTTTCGACAACCCATCCAAATTCCGCGATGAATGGGATAAGCAAGCAGAAGGGAAATAATCAATATGGCGACTGAGAAAAAGAATGTCGGTCGCCCTTCGGATTACCTACCGGAGGTGGCTGATGATATCTGTGCGCTGCTTGCCTCCGGGGAAAGTCTGGTTAAGGTTTGCAAGCGCCCCGGCATGCCAGCAAAGGCTACTGTATTTCGCTGGCTGTCAGAGCATGAAGAATTTAGAGACAAGTACGCGAAGGCAACTGAGGCACGAGCTGATTCTATTTTCGAAGAGATATTCGAAATTGCTGACACTGCGATTCCAGATGCTGCTGAGGTGGCAAAGGCAAGACTTCGCGTTGATACCCGCAAATGGGCGCTGGCCCGAATGAATCCCCGTAAGTATGGCGACAAGGTAACTAACGAGCTTGTCGGCAAAGACGGCGGCGCAATTCAGATTGAAACATCACCGATGAGCACTCTATTCGGAAAATGACCTCGATTAATCCTATCTTTGAACCGTTCATTGAGGCGCATCGCTACAAAGTCGCCAAAGGCGGTCGAGGTAGCGGTAAGTCATGGGCAATTGCTAGGCTGCTTGTTGAAGCGGCGCGTCGTCAGCCAGTGCGTATTCTCTGCGCTCGTGAACTGCAAAACAGTATCAGCGATTCGGTAATCCGGTTGCTTGAAGACACCATAGAGCGGGAAGGGTATTCGTCTGAGTTTGAAATTCAGCGTTCAATGATTCGTCATCTCGGAACGAATGCTGAATTCATGTTCTACGGCATCAAAAACAACCCGACGAAGATTAAATCGCTAGAAGGCATTGATATTTGCTGGGTGGAAGAAGCGGAAGCGGTAACAAAGGAATCGTGGGATATCCTGATTCCAACCATCCGCAAGCCGTTTTCCGAAATATGGGTGAGCTTTAACCCGAAGAACATACTCGACGATACCTATCAGCGATTCGTTGTAAATCCTCCCGATGATATTTGCCTGCTGACGGTGAACTACACCGACAACCCGCATTTTCCTGAAGTTCTCCGTCTGGAGATGGAAGAGTGCAAACGCAGAAACCCGACACTGTATCGTCACATCTGGCTTGGTGAGCCAGTAAGCGCAAGTGATATGGCAATCATCAAACGTGAATGGCTTGAAGCCGCAACCGATGCGCACAAGAAACTCGGATGGAAAGCGAAAGGCGCTGTTGTCTCTGCGCATGACCCATCAGATACAGGGCCAGATGCTAAAGGTTATGCATCGCGTCACGGTTCGGTAGTTAAGCGCATTGCCGAAGGTCTGCTGATGGACATCAACGAGGGTGCTGACTGGGCTACTTCGCTGGCGATTGAAGACGGCGCTGACCATTACCTGTGGGATGGTGATGGTGTTGGTGCCGGGCTACGCAGACAGACAACGGAAGCGTTCTCCGGCAAGAAAATCACCGCCACGATGTTCAAGGGCAGCGAATCGCCATTCGATGAAGATGCTCCGTATCAGGCCGGAGCATGGGCTGATGAAGTCGTACAGGGCGACAACGTTCGCACTATTGGCGATGTATTCCGCAATAAGCGAGCGCAATTCTATTACGCGCTGGCTGACAGGCTGTATCTGACATATCGGGCGGTTGTCCACGGTGAGTATGCAGACCCCGACGACATGCTGAGTTTCGACAAAGAAGTGATAGGCGAGAAGATGCTGGAGAAGCTGTTTGCAGAACTGACGCAGATTCAGCGCAAATTCAATAATAACGGGAAGCTGGAGCTTATGACTAAGGTCGAAATGAAGCAGAAGCTCGGTATTTCATCTCCTAACCTGGCTGATGCGCTGATGATGTGTATGCATTGCCCGGCATTGGTCCGCGAAGAAACAGAAATATACGTTCCCTCATCCTCCGGTTGGTAAACATGGCAGAGACATTAGAGAAAAAACATGAGCGGATCATGCTCAGGTTTGACCGCGCCTATTCTCCACAGAAGGAAGTGCGCGAAAAGTGCATTGAAGCTACGAGGTTTGCTCGTGTCCCCGGAGGTCAATGGGAAGGAGCAACGGCGGCTGGAACTAAGCTTGATGAGCAGTTCGAGAAGTATCCTAAGTTTGAAATCAATAAGGTAGCAACTGAACTTAACCGCATCATTGCAGAATACCGCAATAACAGAATAACCGTTAAGTTTCGTCCTGGTGACAGAGAGGCAAGCGAAGAGTTAGCCAATAAATTAAATGGTCTGTTCCGTGCTGACTACGAAGAAACTGATGGCGGTGAGGCTTGCGATAATGCATTTGACGACGCTGCTACTGGTGGTTTCGGTTGCTTCCGTTTGACGTCGATGCTGGTCAATGAATACGACCCCATGGACGATCGTCAGCGTATTGCTATTGAACCAATATACGACCCGTCGCGCTCTGTGTGGTTTGACCCTGACGCTAAGAAGTACGACAAATCTGACGCGTTGTGGGCGTTCTGTATGTATTCGTTGTCACCTGAAAAATATGAGGCTGAATACGGGAAGAAACCTCCTACTTCTCTGGATGTAACGTCTATGACCAGTTGGGAATATAACTGGTTTGGTGCAGATGTTATTTACATAGCGAAGTATTACGAAGTTCGTAAAGAGTCTGTTGACGTCATCAGTTATCGACATCCAATCACTGGAGAGATTGCAACATACGACAGTGATCAGGTTGAAGATATTGAAGATGAACTGGCAATAGCTGGATTTCATGAAGTGGCAAGGCGCTCAGTGAAGCGCCGTCGTGTGTATGTATCCGTAGTGGATGGTGATGGTTTCCTTGAGAAACCTCGACGTATTCCTGGTGAGCATATCCCCCTCATCCCGGTTTATGGAAAACGCTGGTTCATTGATGACATTGAGCGTGTCGAAGGGCACATTGCAAAAGCAATGGATCCACAGCGTTTGTATAACCTTCAGGTATCAATGCTGGCTGATACTGCAGCGCAAGACCCCGGTCAGATCCCTATAGTTGGCATGGAGCAAATTCGTGGACTTGAGAAGCACTGGGAGGCTCGCAACAAGAAACGACCAGCGTTCTTGCCGTTGCGCGAAGTGAGAGATAAATCTGGCAACATTATCGCTGGAGCTACCCCGGCAGGATATACACAGCCTGCGGTTATGAATCAGGCATTGGCTGCATTACTACAGCAAACCAGTGCAGATATTCAGGAGGTTACAGGCGGCAGTCAGGCCATGCAGCAGATGCCAAGTAATATTGCTCAGGAAACGGTTAACAACTTGATGAACAGAGCAGATATGGCTTCGTTTATCTATCTGGACAATATGGCGAAAAGTCTTAAACGCGCTGGTGAAGTATGGCTGTCAATGGCGCGTGAAGTGTACGGTTCAGAGCGTGAAGTGCGCATCGTTAACGAAGATGGAAGTGATGATATCGCTGTCCTGAGCGCACAGGTTGTTGACAGGCAAACAGGGGCTGTTGTTGCTTTAAATGACCTTTCTGTCGGTCGATACGATGTGACGGTTGATGTTGGACCAAGCTACACAGCACGACGTGATGCAACGGTTTCTGTACTGACAAATGTCCTTAGCTCTATGCTTCCAACAGACCCAATGCGCCCGGCAATTCAGGGTATTATTCTGGACAATATTGATGGCGAAGGCCTTGATGACTTCAAAGAGTACAACCGAAACCAACTGCTGATATCTGGCATTGCAAAACCACGCAATGAGAAAGAGCAGCAGATTGTTCAACAGGCGCAAATGGCAGCACAAAGCCAGCCAAATCCTGAAATGGTTCTCGCTCAGGCGCAAATGGTAGCAGCGCAGGCAGAAGCGCAAAAAGCAACTAACGAAACTGCTCAAACTCAAATCAAAGCATTTACTGCCCAGCAGGATGCGATGGAGAGTCAGGCAAACACTGTCTATAAACTGGCTCAAGCCAGAAACATCGATGACAAAGCAGTGATGGAGGCAATACGCCTTCTGAAAGATGTCGCCGAGTCACAACAACAGCAATTCCAGTCACCACCACAGTCACCGGCAGACTTAATGCCGAGTTAACCAGGAGTAATCAATGGAAAACGAACTGATCATCGACGGTCAGGTTATTGACCTGTCTGAAACACAGGAAAATGCAGAAGAAACCATCATCCAAACAGAGTCACAGCCTGAGAATGAAAGCCAGGATGACAACGGTAAAGAGGTGGCAACTGAGCCTGAAAAAACCGAAGAGACACCAGAAGATTACGCCTTGCGTATTGGTGATGAAGAAATTCAGCTTAACGCTGACGATGATGATCACATTGACGGGCAACCTGCGCCGCAATGGGTGAAAGATCTTCGCAAAGGCTTCAAAGAAACACAGAAAGAAAACCGTGAGTTGCGCCGCCAGCTTGAGGAAGCATTAGCCAAGCCAGCGGAACATCAGCAACCACAACCAGACGCTATTCCACCAAAACCGACTCTTGAGTCGTGTGATTATGACGAACAGGCGTTTGAACAGGCATTGACTGATTGGCATGAGAAAAAAGGCCGTGTCGAACAGCAGCAGCAACAAAAACTACGTCAGCAACAGGAATACCAGCAGCGTTTCCAGCAAAGGGTAGAAGCGCATAAACAACGGGCAGCCAAACTTCCTGTGAAAGATTATCAGGAAATGGAAGCCATTGTTCTTAGTGAGCTACCACCAATTCAGCAGGAAATCATCATTCACTGTGCAGACGAAGGCTCTGAACTACTCGCCTATGGCTTAGGCAAGAGCCAGCAATTACGCCAGCGTGTAGCCGCTGAGACAGATCCAATTCGCGCAGCATTCCTCTTGGGGCAGATTAGCAAACAGGTAAGCCTTGCTCCAAAACCAAAGAAAGCCATCAAGCCAGAGCCGGAAGTACGTGGTGGCGGTGCTGATGCGAAACAAGACGAATTCAACAAATTATGCCCCGGCGCAAAAATCGAATAAGGAAAAGATAAATGCCTAACAATCTCGACAGTAACGTCAGTCAAATCGTTCTGAAAAAATTCCTTCCGGGTTTTATGTCAGATTTAGTTCTGGCGAAAACCGTAGACCGTCAGTTGCTGGCAGGTGAAATCAACTCCAGCACTGGCGATAGCGTTAGCTTTAAACGTCCGCATCAATTCTCATCCCTCCGTACTCCCACTGGTGATATTTCAGGGAAAAATAAAAACAACCTGATCTCAGGTAAAGCTACGGGGCGTGTAGGTAACTACATCACTGTTGCTGTTGAATATCAGCAACTGGAGGAAGCGATCAAGCTTAACCAGCTGGAAGGAATTCTCGCGCCGGTTCGCCAGCGAATCGTTACCGACCTTGAAACAGAGCTTGCTCACTTCATGATGAATAACGGTGCGTTGTCACTTGGTAGCCCCAATACTCCAATCACCAAATGGTCTGATGTTGCGCAGACGGCATCTTTCCTGAAAGACCTCGGCGTTAATGAAGGTGAAAACTATGCTGTAATGGATCCATGGTCTGCACAGCGACTTGCTGATGCGCAGACTGGTTTGCATGCTTCAGATCAATTGGTTCGTACTGCATGGGAGAACGCACAGATCCCAACCAATTTTGGCGGCATTCGCGCACTGATGTCTAATGGGCTTGCCTCTCGTACGCAGGGGGCATTTGGCGGAACACTGACAGTCAAAACACAGCCAACTGTTACCTATAACGCAGTTAAAGACTCATACCAGTTCACTGTAACATTGACCGGAGCGACAGCCAGCGTTACAGGTTTTCTGAAAGCTGGTGATCAGGTCAAATTCACCAATACCTACTGGCTGCAACAGCAGACCAAACAGGCGTTGTATAACGGAACCACACCAATTAGCTTCACTGCAACGGTTACTGCTGATGCTAATTCAGACAGCGGTGGCGATGTGACGGTTACGCTTTCTGGTGTTCCGATTTATGACACTACAAACCCGCAGTACAACTCTGTAAGTCGTCAGGTAGAGGCAGGCGATGCCGTATCTGTAGTAGGCACTGCTAGCCAGACAATGAAGCCAAACCTGTTCTATAACAAGTTCTTCTGTGGACTTGGCTCTATCCCACTGCCGAAACTGCACAGTATTGATTCTGCTGTTGCAACATATGAAGGTTTCTCCATCCGCGTACATAAATACGCAGATGGCGATGCCAACGTGCAAAAAATGCGCTTCGACTTACTGCCTGCATATGTGTGCTTTAACCCTCACATGGGCGGTCAGTTCTTCGGTAATCCGTAATAACAAGGGGCTTACGCCCCTTTTATGTTTTAAGGAAACAATATGGATCGGATGAGTGTATTCCTTGCCGCAGATAACGAATCCGGGCATGTACAGGCCGTTATCGCAGAAAAAGACTTCCAGTTTTTCGAAAGGTTGGGCTTTGTTGCCTCAGTTGATGAATTGAAACCGACCAGTAAGCGAGGTCGTAAGGCGGCAGACAATGGCAACAGTACTGACAAAGGGTGAGATCGTCCTTTTTGCGCTTCGTAAGTTTGCTATTGCTTCTAATGCATCGCTGACTGATGTTGAGCCGCAATCAATTGAAGATGGTGTAAATGATCTGGAAGATATGATGTCCGAGTGGATGATTAACCCCGGCGACATTGGTTACGCTTTCGCAACTGGAGATGATCAGCCATTACCAGATGATGAGTCAGGTCTTCCAAGAAAATACAAACACGCAGTAGGCTATCAGTTATTGCTGAGAATGCTATCTGATTACAGCCTTGAACCAACTCCGCAAGTTCTCAGTAACGCCCAACGCTCATATGATGCCTTGATGACCGACACTCTGGTTGTTCCTTCAATGCGACGACGTGGAGATTTTCCTGTAGGACAGGGTAATAAATATGACGTGTTTACATCTGACTGATATTATCCAGGCGATCTCCCTCTGATTGATGGCGATATCCCAAACGCATAGGTGAATAAATGCCGATTCAGCAACTTCCGCTTATGAAAGGTGTCGGCAAAGACTTCCGAAACGCCGACTATATCGACTATCTGCCAGTGAATATGTTGGCTACACCAAAAGAAATCCTTAACAGCAGCGGATATCTTCGCTCATTCCCGGGCATTGCCAAACGTTCTGATGTGAACGGCGTATCGCGTGGCGTCGAGTACAACATGGCGCAGAATGCTGTTTATCGCGTGTGTGGTGGCAAGCTGTACAAAGGCGAAAGTGAAGTCGGTGACGTCGCCGGAAGTGGTCGTGTATCAATGGCGCATGGTCGGACATCACAGGCGGTAGGCGTTAACGGGAAACTGGTCGAGTATCGCTATGATGGCACGGTTAAAACCGTCTCAAACTGGCCTACAGACAGCGGATTCACGCAGTATGAGTTAGGCTCAGTACGCGACATTACGCGCTTACGTGGGCGTTATGCGTGGTCAAAAGACGGCACTGATTCATGGTTTATCACTGACCTTGAAGACGAATCACATCCTGACCGATACAGCGCACAATATCGCGCAGAATCGCAGCCTGACGGCATCATCGGCATCGGAACATGGCGAGACTTCATCGTCTGCTTTGGTTCATCGACGATTGAATATTTTTCCCTGACTGGTGCAACCACTGTTGGTGCCGCTTTGTATGTCGCCCAGCCATCGTTGATGGTGCAAAAAGGAATCGCCGGAACCTACTGCAAAACGCCGTTTGCTGATTCGTATGCGTTCATCAGCAATCCGGCAACAGGTGCGCCGTCTGTTTACATCATCGGCTCCGGTCAGGTATCACCAATCGCCAGCGCGAGCATTGAGAAAATCCTCCGCTCCTACACTGCTGATGAACTGGCTGATGGCGTGATGGAGTCTCTACGATTTGATGCTCATGAGTTGCTGATTATCCACCTTCCGCGCCACGTCCTCGTGTACGACGCATCTTCAAGCGCCAATGGTCCGCAATGGTGTGTGTTGAAAACAGGCTTGTATGACGATGTGTACCGCGCTATCGACTTCATTTACGAAGGAAATCAGATAACGTGCGGCGATAAGCTGGAATCGGTGACCGGGAAATTGCAGTTCGATATCAGCAGTCAGTACGACAAGCAGCAGGAACACCTGCTGTTTACTCCGTTGTTCAAAGCAGATAACGCCAGAGTTTTCGACCTTGAAGTTGAATCTTCAACTGGAGTTGCGCAGTATGCTGACCGCCTTTTTCTCTCTGCAACCACTGACGGCATCAATTACGGGCGTGAGCAGATGATTGAGCAGAATGAACCGTTCGTTTACGACAAACGCGTTTTGTGGAAGCGAGTAGGGCGCATCAGGAAAAATGTCGGTTTCAAATTGCGCGTTATCACGAAGTCACCTGTCACTCTGTCAGGCTGCCAGATAAGGATTGAGTAATGGCTGATTCGAATCTCAATGTGCCGGTAATCATTCAGGCTACACGGCTCGACACATCAGTCCTTCCACGCAATATCTTCTCGCAGTCGTATCTGCTTTACGTTATCGCACAGGGCACTGATGTTGGTAACGTGGCTAACAAAGCCAACGAGGCCGGACAGGGCGCTTATGATGCACAGGTCAGGAACGATGAGCAGGATGTCACCCTTGCAGACCATGAATCCAGAATTGAAGCTGCTGAAGCAACTCTCATCAATCATGAACATAGAATTGCAGCAGCGGAAAGCACTCTTGCAGATCATGAAACAAGGATTACGGCTGCTGAAACAGAGCTGGCTGATCACGAGACGCGAATTGCTGCCAATGAATCTGAGTTAGCAAACCATGATGCGCGCATAACTCAGAATACAACCGATATCGACGCACTTGATACCAGGCTCACAGCGGCAGAGGGAAGTATTTCGACGCTACAAAGCACAGTTGGTGATCACTCAACAAGAATATCTGCGCTTGAGTATGCCACCACGCGCAAGAAATCAGAGGTTGTTTACTCAGGGGTATCGGTAACAATTCCGACATCGCCTACCAACCTTGTTAGCCTGCTGAAAACGCTCACGCCGTCATCCGGTGAGTTGGCACCATTCTTCGACACCGTTAACAACAAGATGGTTGTGTTCAACGAGAACAAAACCTTGTTCTTCAAGCTGTCGATTGTTGGGACGTGGCCCAGCGGAACCGCCAACAGGTCAATGCAGCTAACTTTTTCCGGTTCTGTTCCTGACACACTGGTAAGCAGTCGCAACTCGGCGACAACAACCGACAACATCCTGTTAGCTACGTTCTTCAGCGTGGATAAAGACGGCTTTCTTGCCACAAATGGCAGTACGTTAACCATTCAGTCTAATGGTGCGGCGTTTACTGCCACAACCATCAAAATCATTGCGGAGCAGTGATGGAAATAAAGCTCATCGATAATCCGGTGAAGCTTGCAGAATTCCTCAACAACCCGGCAAACACGGGAAATATCGTAGACAGTGGAGATAAATACTACATCAAGCCTGATGCGGTATATCTCGGCATCTACGAAGGATTAGTGCTGGCTGGCGTTCATGAAGTGCGTAACTTCTGGCATAGCGTTGTTGAATGCCATGCGGTGTACGACCCCGGATTCCGTGGTGAATATGCACTGCAAGGGCATCGATTATTCTGCAAGTGGCTTCTCGAAAACTCACCATTCCTTAACAGCATCACTATGGTTCCTGACACCACAAAATATGGACGGGCAATTATCCGTTTGCTTGGCGCTACCCGTGTTGGTCACCTTGATGATGCGTACATGAGTAACGGAAAACCGGTAGGAATCACCCTCTATCAATTACCTCGTTCGAAATATGAGGAGCTATTAAATGTTGGTACTTAGCGAAAGCTTCAAGAATAAATTGCTTCCCATGAATGGGTACATGAAAGGCGGCAGCGACTCCGGCTCTAAAGCCCAGGCACGCGCAACTGAAAAGGGTATCGAATTGCAGCGTGAAATGTGGCAGACAAACATGCAGAACCTTGCACCGTTCACGCCACTCGCTCAGCAGTACGTATCACAGTTGCAGAATCTTTCCTCTCTTCAGGGGCAAGGTCAGGCGCTTAACCAGTATTACAACTCCCAGCAGTATAAAGACCTTGCAGGGCAGGCGCGCTATCAGAGTCTTGCTGCAGCAGAGGCAACGGGTGGATTAGGCTCTACAGCAACAGGAAACCAGTTAGCAGCAATCGCACCTACACTCGGTCAAAACTGGCTGTCAGGTCAGATGAACAACTACAACAATCTGGCAAACATTGGCCTTGGTGCTCTTACAGGTCAGGCAAACGCCGGGCAGAACTACGCTAACAACGTCAGCCAATTGTATCAACAGCAGGCGGCGGCAGCGGCAGCAAATGCCAATAAACCGTCTGGTTTTCAGAGTGCTCTCGGTGGAGCTGCGGCAGGTGCTGCGATGGGTACTGCAATCATGCCTGGTTGGGGTACAGCAATTGGTGCTGGCGTCGGCCTTCTTGGTTCACTGTTTTAATGGAGGTGTCTCTTGGCTACATGGCAACAGGCTGGTAATTCAGGCGCGCTTCTTGCCGGGTTAGGCGGCATGAACTCCAACGCTCCAAGAGCAAGTGATGCAGACGCCACGCTTGCATACATTCGACAGAATAACGAGATGGAGCGTTCAGGACGTAATAACGTTGGCTTGCAGGCTTTGCAGGGCATTTCATCTGTCATGGATATGTATAAGCAGATGGATCAGCAGAAGCGACAGCAAGAGTTTCAGCAGGCTTATGCTGATGCATATACATCTGGTGACCGCGATGCAATGCGAAAACTGGCATCACAGTATCCTGAGCAGTTTGACGCTGTAAGAAACGGCATGAAATTTGTCGATGAAGACCAGCGTTCCACTGTCGGCACACTGGCAGCAAGTGCCAGACTGGCAGCTTCATCTCCAGAAGCCATGATGTCATGGTTGCAGAACAACTCATCTGAGCTTACTCGTGCCGGAGTAGACCCTCTGGATGTGGCGAAAATGTATCAGCAAAATCCACAAGGTTTCACAGAGTTTGTTGATCACCTTGGAATGGCTGCACTTGGTCCAGAACAATATTTTCAGGCGCAAGACAGAATCGTTGGGCGTGAGATTGATCGCGGAAAACTTGCAGAGACAATCCGCAGCAATCAGGCTGGAGAGGCGCTAACAGCACGAGGTCAGAACATCACGATGCGCGGTCAGGATTTATCTGCTTCTACTGCGCGACGCGGGCAGGATTTGGCAATGCAGCGAGCGTCAACAAGAGGAACCGCTGGGAATGATGAGCGTACAGTTCAGTTATCAGATGGCAGAACTGTAACGGTTGGCGGGAAACTTCACGGCGCTGGGGCAAATGCGTTCTACGAAGGCATCGACAACGAGGGGAATATGGTTCGCGTTCCTGCCAGTTCAATCGCAGCGCCTGCAACATCGTCTGCATCAGCACAAAACTATGCCATGAAGAAGGATATCGACGCGATCGCAAATGCAGACGCTTCTGCTCTCGATTTCATGACAGGAATGACCGGCGGCGCAGGTAACCCGGCAATTGGTGCTGATGTTCGCAGCCGATTAACAGGAAAAGAGCAGCGCCAGTTATATAACTCAGCACAACGTATTCAGGGCAGAATGCAGAATCAGGGTGTGGCGGCAGCAAGGGACATGGGGGCCAGTGGTATTAACACCGTTGCAGAAGCGAAGATGTATTTTCAGGGGATGCCGCAGGTTGACTATTCAAGCCCGGAGGCTATGCAGCAGTCGATTCGTGAGATTCAGGAATACACCAACAATTACAACCAACAATATAACGTTAATGTTGGTAAATCTCAGCGGCAGCAATCTCAACCTGCACAGGTATCACAACCAGCAGCCAGCAGTAACTTTTCTTCACTATGGGGTGATTAATGGCTAAAGCATGGAAAGATGTTATCGCCTCTCCACAGTATCAGGCGTTAGCACCAGAACAAAAAGCGCAGGCTCAGGAGCAATACTTCAATGAAGTCGTGGCCCCGCAAGCCGGAGAAAATGCAGAGCAGGCTAAGCAAGCTTTCTATGCTGCCTATCCATTGCCATCTGTGCAGCCAGTGGAGACACAACAGCCAGTAGCACAGCAACAACCACAGCAAAGTGGATTTATGTCTGATCTTGGCGAAGCAGTAAAAGAGACTGGTCGCGGACTGGTACAGGCTGGCGTGAACGTGGCAAACATACCTGCATCAGTTGCCGATGCTGTAACAAGCGCGGCGGCTTGGGCTGGCGGTAAACTTGGCATTGGCGATGGGACATATCAACCAGCGCCACGAGTAACAACGCAGGGATTAGAGCAGGACTTTGGCCTTCAGCAAGGCGTGCTGACTCCACAAACGACAGAGGGAAGGGTATTTGCTGAAGCATTGCCTTACCTCACTCCTGCTGGAGTTGAGAGAGCTGCAACACAGGCACCAACACTTGCTGGTCGAATTGCTCAGGGTGCAACTCGCCTTCTCGCAGAAAACGCAGTTGGATCACTTGCTGCAAATAGTGCGAAAGATGATGCGGAAGCACTCGCCACCGATTTAGGCGTTGGTGTACTTGCTGGCGGTGCTATTAACGCTGCCGGACGTGGATTAGGTGCTGCTTATCGTGGCGTTCGTGGTGCTATTGCGCCAGAAGCGCAGCAGGCTATCAGATTTGCAGAGCGTGAAGGTGTTCCTCTGCACACCACAGACCTGTTACACCCAACTTCCCGCGTCGGAAAAATGGCGCAGACTACAGCAGAAAATATCCCTCTGGCTGGCACAAGCGGAATGAGAGCAACGCAACAGGAAGCGAGAAGCCAGTTGGTGCAGAGATTTGCTGATAAATTCGGTGAGTATGATCCAGCTGTTGTTATTGACAGCCTTAAAGCGAAAACATCAGGAATTCGTCGTGCCGCAGGTAATCGACTGGAGCGGGTTCAGAATGCTATGGCAGGAGTAAACATTCAGCCTGCACGAGCAATTCAGCAGATTGATACAGAAATATCTAATCTGCAGAAGCTTGGTAAGGTAGCTGATAACGAGACTATTTCAAAACTTCAGTCCTATCGTGATGAGCTTGTTCGCAATGCTGGTCCTGATGGTCCGGTAAATCTGGATTTGAAGCAATTAAGCGATCTGCGCAGCCAGTTCAGAATGGACGTGAAGGGTGAGCGACCAGTGTTACCAAACCGTTCCGATGCTGCCATTCAGCGCGTTTACAAGGCAATGACCGACGATATCAATGGTGCCATTGGACAGAATCTTGGCAACGATACTCTCCGTAAATATCAGCAGGCCAATGCCGTCTACGCTGACGAAGCGGCTAAACTAAAGAATACCAGGCTGAAGAATGTTCTCATGAAAGGCGATCTGACGCCGGAAGTTGTCAACAACATGCTATTCAGCAAGAACAAATCGGAAATTAAGACTCTGTATAACTCAGTTGGTCGTGTTGGCAGGGCGCAAATGCGCAATGGCATTATTGGAAAGGCGATGGAGAAATCTGGAGGATCCCCTGACCAGTTCCTTCGGCAGCTTAACATCCTGCAAAACCAGACTGGCATCACATTTAAGGGGCAGGACGCTGCTTATCTGAAAGGATTGAAAAACTACCTGCAATCCACGCAGCAGGCTGCAAAAGCGGCAGTAACAACACCAACAGGGCAGCAAACCATCCCGTTCATTATCGGGTATGGGACGGCAATGAACCCTGCAACAACTGGCGCAGCAGTAAGCTACGGACTTCTTACTCGCGCCTATGAGAGCGAGCCATTCAGAAATGCAATGCTCAGAATGGCAAGTACACCACGCGGATCAACAGCGTTTGAGAAAGCCATGCAGCAGGCGCAAAAGGCCATTAACGCCCTGACTCAGGGGGCCAAGTCTGATGCGTTGTCAGAATAGCTTCGCAAACACCAGGAACGTGCAAAAACCAACTATGTAGAACGCAATGTTCAACAGATCTCTTTGCATAGACTCACCTCATAATTAACAAATCATAACTGACATTAGTGCAATGCCGGACAGGTTGCATCTTGTCCGGAATTGCTACGTCCGGAGCAAATTAAATGACAGACATTACAGCCAATGTTGTGGTAAGCATGCCTTCGCAACTCTTCACTATGGCTCGTTCTTTTAAAGCCGTAGCCAATGGCAAAATTTATATCGGTAAAATTGACACGGACCCGGTAAATCCTGAAAACCAAATTCAGGTTTATGTGGAGAACGAAGACGGCTCTCACATTCCCGTTTCGCAACCAATAATTATTAACGCTGCTGGCTACCCTGTATATAACGGACAGATTGCTAAGTTCGTTACTGTACAATGGCATTCTATGGCTGTGTACGATGCATATGGATCACAGCAGTTCTATTTCCCTAATGTGCTGAAGTACGATCCAGATCAGTTATCAGTCATGTTAAATCTATCTTGGCTTCGAGGAATGAATGGATTTTTAGGTGGTGAGGTTTATCCTAATAAAATTGGAATTGATGCAAAAATAGGAGACTTAATTCCCGAAGGTGTAAGATTCGTTAGGCTTGATGGCGCCCTTATGATGATGAGCACACCATTATCATCACCATTGACAATTACCAGTTATGACTCAACTGTAATTAATGATAATATTGAACTTTACCCAATATCATTTTTTAACGAGGTTAATTCTGGTTGGAAAATTGCACAAAATGACGCTCAACTTAGTAGACTACTTCCACTATCTGGAAATATCGGGATCGCTTACTCTCCCGTAACTGTAGAAGGTATATTTAATATTCAGGGAGACATCCTCATAAAGCCGTTATTGCCAAAAGTGACGGTAGATTCCAGACAATTATGGCTCAGATCCCCACGGACATGGAACGAATCAAATCAAGAGTTTGACTATACTCCATATGATATACGCATTGTCGGTAATTTCTTGTTTGATTTTTATCGGCAGAATGCTTCATTTGACCCAGGGGTTGGTTTGGCCATGCAATCTGCAGGTACACTTGAGCTTTCAGGGTGTGAATTGCAGGGGGCATGGAATAGCAACGTAACGATGGATTATGGGAGATGGGTTCTTGCCGATAATCTGTACTCACATGATTGTGGTCGTGGGAAAATTCAAGATCCAGATGGCAGCAACCGAACTGGCATGGCGATCATTGTTAATGACCCCACAGAGGCGCACGTCCATCATATCCGTTGCAGAAACACTTGGGCCTCATCTTTGTTCTTCTCATCACGTCGCCCAAACCGTACGCTTAATCTTATGATTCACGATGTGAGCATTAATACCTCTGGTGGTAACGGTTTGCGTATTCAGTCAGACGACCTTATGAACGGTTATGGTGATGGCACAGCTATCACAAGAGTTAACATAAACGCCGTTACAATCAAAAACTGTGAAAGCCACGGTCTTCGAGGGAATTTCCGTAATGGAGTAGTTACTGGACTATATGTAGAAAGTTCGAACGCAGGTGTCGCAATTGAAGGAGCTAGTGACGTATCCTACGATAACGTTGTTATTCGTAACTGCTCGCAGGGTTTGTTATGCCGCTTCTATCCGGTAGAAAACACAAGGATGCGTTTTTCTAACTTCTTGATATCAGGTTGCTCTGCTGAAGCTGTTTATTTTTTGAGAAACTCAGCCAATACCACGACTAATCTTGCCGACATCGAGTTTGACGGCATTACGATACACGCACTTGTAAATGGTGCAAAAGGGTTTGTTTTCAACGGTGGGCCTGCTGCGGTGCCAACCACAGATTTAACATTAAAAAATGTTCGCATAGTAGGCGCTTACCCTAACACAGAAAATGGGCATTATATCGTCATCATTAACTGCCGCCACATAGAGGTTGATAATGTGAACTTGAGGGGGTGCAATGGAAGCGCAGAATCTTATTTACAAGCACTAGCCACACAGAGTGTTATTGTTAACAGGCTGGTAGCTGTGCAACCATTCGGGACAGTTAACAGGCCAATATATACAAATGGTAGTGGTTCTGACGCTATAGTGAACATTACGAACTGTGTGGCCCCTGACACAACCACAGGTAGTATTGGGTACAACCCTGTACCAACAAAACGTTATGAGGCTAACAACCAGTTTGCCAATAGCTCACAACCTCAGCAGTATCCATTTACCAATTCCGGTGCGTTACGCGGTGGAGACGTAAACACCCTATCTACTAAGGATATTGCTAACATAGTGGCAACACTAGTTAACGACATTAGCAATGGCAAATTTGTTGTAAGGTGACTATGATGGCGCGTAGAAACGCGCTATCATCCTGTACTTTCTTTAAAGATCGGGTAAAAATAGTCATTTTTACATACAATATTATGAATATTTATGAATCATTTTTTACTTATGTGCTACCTGCGTTGTATGCCATAACATTAATATATTTAAGTGCCGTGTCATTCAAAAAACATGGCGTGTCATTCAAATCTGTTGGGATGTTATTCCTTGTTTTTACTCATTTTTTTGGGTATATATCGCTTCCGTTTAGAGTTGGGGCAAAAGTTAGTTCTGCAGAATATATGCCGTATCAATATATAAATGATGTGTCTACGTTGTCGTTTATTGGTATAGTTTTGTTTTATGTATTCTCTCATACAGCGGCAGGAAGAAATAAAATAACATTTTCTGATAAATATTTTATTGGTAGCCCAAAATTATTTGTAAGAACAACGTTGTTTTTAAGTTTTGTTGGGATGATGGCTTTTTATGCCATAAACGGCATATCTTTTAATTCTGATGATTATGCTTTAAAGCTTGGCGGAAATGCTGGTAGTGGTGTTATTATAATGATAATGTCATCTTTTGTTTCTGCTGTTATAGTGTATGCAATTACATCTGACGATAAGTATGTGTTCGTTAAATCAATTATAATGTCATTGTTATTTGGGATGGCATATTATGTGCTTATTGGTGGCTCAAGAAATGTAATGTTTTCCGCAATGTTTATTGTTGCTCTTATTTGTCACTCTAGAGGCCTAATTGGCATATTGAAGTTAATATGCATAGGCTCTGCGTGCTTAATTCTAATTGGTATAATGGCTATAGTGAGATACTCAGATGTTGATATTTCAGAGTCTGGCTCTCTGTTTGGCATTATAGTAAGATATTTAGCTGATAGCGTATCTCCTATCAATTATCAGAGTATAGCTGTTAAATACTTTAGCAATGATCGCAATGTTGGTGGTATCTATTATTTCTTTACTCAATTTTCAGGGTTTATCCCAAGATTCATATGGCCTGACAAACCAATTGTCACAATGAATAGCTCATATTACTTTACCGTGAGTGCTCTTGGTCTTAGCAATGGATTGAATATGGCATCAACTTTGCTTGGGTCATCGCTTGTTATTTTCGGAAAGTATTTTTTCTGGTGCTCATATGTTATCTCAGGCGTTGTTTTTAGATTTCTTGATAAAATCATATTGATGAGGAGAGTTGGCGTAATACAAATAGCTGCACTTATGACAATGCCTTTTTCATTTTTTATGGCAAGGGAGAGCCTTGAATTCTTTTTATTTATTTTCTTAAAAAATATAATAACTGTATCATTTGTATATTTTTCATATAAGGCAATATACTATATATTGCCTAAAAAATAAAAAACCGCACGCGATAAGCGTGCGGAAATTCTCATTTATTTTGCATGTATAGTAACTTATTATCTTTTGTGCATTTTACTAATATTTTTTCCTCGCCACTTGAAGCTATGAACTGGCTATGGCTGTTGAAATCTATGTTATGACCAGCAAAGTCTAGCGCTATCATTTTGAGGTTTGATATGCATGATGAATATTCTCTTGAGAAAGAAGATCTTAATTTAAAGTTGTCACCTGAAATACTTTGCGTATCATGCCCTTTTGAGCTTGATGACATAGGATAAAAAGAAATAACAATTATTGTTATAATGATTATTAATATAATTATATTTAAGCATTTATCCTTATTCATTTCCGTTTGCCTTGTAATGATGTGGTAAATTCGCAACATGGTTGTGCATAAAATTCAGTTAAGTATATCACCAACAAAAATAACGATCGATATGTCTATTCATGCATAATTTCTCTAGTTTGTTAGTGACATAAAACCAAGTATGTAACAAGATGTTTCCTGTAATTGCTGCAACGCGCTGTTATTGTTCTTTAATCAACCTTCCCATCAAGCCAGTCTGCCCACCACTGCATCATTTCTCTGCGTTTGTCGAGATACTGAGCATGGTTGTAAATTCCACGCACAGAACCGCCGTTGGCATGTGCCAGTTGCACTTCAATAGCATCAGCGGGCCATTCGTGCTCGTTCATAATCGTGCTGAATTCATGCCTGAATCCGTGACCGCTTTCCAGACCCTCATAGCCGATTTGTTTGATCACAAGCAATACCGCGTTCTCGCAGATTGGCTTCTTCTTATCGTTGCGCCCGGCAAAAACAAACTCTGATACTGGTTTGGTGATTGAGCTTAGCGTAGTGAGAAGTTCAACCACCTGGTCCGACATCGGGACCACATGAATTTTGCGGCCCTTCATCACACTGGCGTCGATGGTGATAATCCTGTTTTCAAAATCGACGTTCTTCCATAGCATGGAACGAAGCTCTTTCGTTCTTAGGGCAGTGTAGCGTAAAACTTTGGTCGCAATGAGCGATACGATACTTCCTGAAAATGTTGCAAGTGCTTTGTTGAATGCCGGGATCTGGTCGGCAGGTAAAAACGGGAAGTTCTTCTTGCGGTATCCCTTCATGGCGTCAGCAAGGTCAGGTGCCGGGTTATATTTAGCCCTACCAGTGACAATAGCGTAACGGAAAACCTCGCCGCATCTTCTGCGGGCTTTGTTGGCTCGCTCCATTGCACCGCGATCTTCAAATCTGCGGATTACTTCCAGCAGTTGCATCGGCTCAATATCCTGAATTTCAAGGCCGCCGATGATAGGTAAAATGTCGTCATCAAACATTTTTGCAAGTTCATTTGCATAGCCTACTGACCAGACTTGCTTCTTGTGCTCGTACCATTCCTTGTAAATGGCGCTAAAGGAATTGTTGTTAGACGAAGCCTTTTTCGCTTTTACCGGATCGATGCCAACCGAGATGTCTTTCCTCGCGGTCCATGCTTTATCCCTTGCCTCCTGCAAAGTCATAAGCGGATATTTTCCGACGGTCAGGATTTTCTCCTTACCGTCAATCTTGTAGCGAAGCTGCCATACCTTTTTCCCTGATACAGGGACATAAAGGTACAGGCCATTACCATCGAGTAGGCGGTATGGTTTTTCTTTCGGCTTTGCTGCTTCAATCTGCTTAACGGTGAGCAT